GAGTCTTGAAAGAGATAGAGAGGGTATGCGGGGGGTTTGGCACCGTCCCTATACGTAATGAAGGCCTCATAGATTTTCCCCAAATTATTCTCTGGGTAAACCCTCAAGACAACCCTCAAGACAACCCTCAAGACAACCCTCAAGAAATCCTGGGCCTTACATAAAGGATATCAAACAGAGTGGCAAACAGAGGAGCGTACAGCAGAGCAAACAGAGGAGCGTACAGGATATCTTAAAGATATCACTGGACATCCTCTTATAGATTTCTCTGGAGCGATGTTGGTGAGAATCAATCCACAAGGGTGTTTCCACACCCATCATCGACAGAGAGATTCTAGAGCAGCTCAGAGCCATCTTAAAGATAGGGAGGTACTGTGAGTATTAGTCCTCCCCTGTATTAGGGCTTACCCCTAAGTGCAACTTTTCCTATTAAGCAATTGCTAATACTACATCCATGTTTCAGCACTCCTTGTATGTCCTACAGCATTATCCATGAACCTCTCTATCTCACGATTGAAAGCCTCAGTCTTCTGCATGCTAGCTAGCGATTCACTGTCAGCATCCATCTGTTCAGTCCAATATGCTATGGCCATGCTAAGAGCATCAAGGCGGTCATCATGAATGATTGAACCTCTATCCCTAGTAAGCCTAGTCATCTGGTAGAACAAGCTGTAAGCAGGCTCTGGAGCACTGTCATAGTCCTCCTTAATGAGCTTCTCATCGACTATCAAGCGGTGCTGCATCATGACAGGCTCTAAGGTATCAATCATACGCAACTCTTTCTGAGTGGAATGACGGACTTCCTCTATAGCCACCTGATGAATCCTATTGAGAATTGGAGTGAGTAGCTTCACATACATGCCATCACCGAAGTTACTCTCCACAATCACCATACTCACGGACTCTTGCTTCGCTACGGTTGATAACTGAGTGAGCGTCCTGTCTGAATAGCCTCCCTTGAAGCCACCACATCGTGTGACATAGAGATAACCGTTCAACATCTTAACGACTGCATAGGCTGTTTCATCCTTACCACGACCAGAGGGGTCAATAGCAAGCACCGAGCCTTGAAAGTCCAACATGTCATCAGACATCCACATAGGACGATAGAATTTATCCCCAGTGAACCCTACGATAGGGACATCCTGTACAATCTGTGAAGGCCCAGAAGCCCACGCTAGGTCAGCCCAGCCCTTCTTAGGGTTCAACGCAGTCACCATCAAGTCTGCAAGCTTCAAAGGATACTTGTCAGCGTCAGATAGAGTTGTGTCCAGCATGAACTGCAGGGAGAAACCAGCCTTACCATAGGAAGCTTCACGCTCCATAAGGTCTATGTCCGTGAATCGCTCAGGTTCTGTAGAAGTACCGATAGAATCATGTCTACGTTCTTCAACAAAGGGAGCTAAACGTCCTTGGTACATAAGCGATTGCTTATCTGTAGGGTATCGAGCAGGCCATACACGGATTTCATAGCCACGTTCAGGGAGTAAGTTGTAGATAGACATCTCAGTCTGAGGTGTACCTAGGTAAATCACTCGGCCATTAGGCTTTAATACCGCATCAAACTCTTTGATTGCTTCAGAGAGCTTGTCACGCATCGTCTGCGTAGCGGAGTTGTTCATAACCTCCACGTCATCAGCGATTATAGTGTTGGCGCGAGAACCTGTAAGTTGACCCGAGATGCCCACGGACTTAACCGAAGGTGAGTGGTCGGGCAAGGCAGGGCCAACGTCAAATGCAATGACAGAATCACGCTGGCCATTCTTTGTGCGAAGGTGTTGGAGCATATCGATTTCATTAATCAATCTCTTAGTAAAGGTTGAGAACGCATCAGCACGTTCTTTGGAAGCTGATACCACCAGCACCTTGTGTTGAGGGTCGCAGTACAACAGCCACACTACATATGCAGATGTAATCCAAGACTTACCGATTCCTCGGAAGGCTTCTACGACACAACGTCTTGGCCCTATCTGAAGATAGCGCCCCATGTCGTATTGGATTGGTGTGGGGTCGGGGAGGTTTAGAGTCTTCCAGACTATATAGAGGAACTTACGGAAGTCCCCCTTGATAGGGTCAGTTTGAGTCGTGACCATTAATCACCTATTGTAGAGGTAGCTCCATCTCATCGAATGATGGGAGCATGTGAGTTAGATTGTCCAATGGATTACCTTGTGTAGGTACACCATCGATGCCGTTATCTTTTAAGAATTGACGGGCTACGTTTAAGTCACTGGCTTTAGCTTCACCATCTTGGATTCTGTCCAATAGTTGCTGTGCCAGACACTCATGTAGCTCAGATAAGATTTCATCTAGCTTGCGTGTCATCGTGTTAGTCCTTTAGCTTTCTCGTAGGAGCGCATACCGCCTAAGCCAAGTAATGCCATAACGAGAGTTGTGAGTTCTGCTGCTTGAATAGCTGGAAGTTCTGCAGGAAGTGCATAGAATGCGTTGATAAGTCCAGCAAAGGGCAGGATAAGGAACTGGTAACCAAGACCAATTGCACATACCCAGCCTATTGCAGGCCTCCAACCAGCCACAAACACAGAGCGATGCTTCGCACCTTCGATGTTAGCCATCGCTTGTAGGTTGTGGGGTTTCTGGAGGAGTTCAGTCATCTTCAGAGTAGCATTTGCTTTCTCTTCTTCAGATGTGAACAAGTCATCAAGACCATTCATGACACTCCCAGCAATCCCAGCAAAGGGATTGAGAGAGTTCATATAAGAATGTCCTGTTTAGTTTAAGTGCCTAGCCATTTAGCTAGGAAAGAAGTGCCAACACCACCAAGGCCCATAGACAACAGCATGGCTCCCGCTAGGAAACCTTTGCCTTTGACCAGTTGCTTTTCGAGTTCGTTGATACGCTTGGATAATGTGACAGTTGTCGTATTGAGCGACTCGACTTGCTTACTTAAGTTCTCAATCTGCGTGACTAAACGCCCTGCATCATAGTCAGTCATTGTTGACATTGTTCAGCCTCCTAAGCTGATTCTGAACCGATAGATTCACCTGAGTCGTACAGCATCCAACCCGTAGCAATGTACTTGTCGGTGGTGTACACAGGGTTACCACGGTGTGTGTGAGTGAAAGAAGCAGGCCAGACTACAAGAGTGCCTTTCTTAGGCTGACATCTGTAACCTTGGTATAAGAACTCAGTCTCACCTTCACCTTCTGGGACATCATTCAGGTATAACATGTACGTCAACGCTCGACGGGCAAGCGTATAGTTCTCACCTGATTGTTCCCAGTGAAAGGCGTAGTAGCCCCCTTGCTTCTTATGCGAATACTTCTGTACTTTAAAGTCGTGCGAGTGGAGCTTACTGCTCCGATGCATACCGAACTGCTTCATATAACTTGTTACAGCTTTCTCGATACCCGTATAGAAGCGGGTAGTCAGGTCATCATGTAACTCTTTGATGTCGTCAGGCCAAGTCTCAATAGTCTTGTCAAAGAAATGCGCGGCATCTCTCCTTATACTCATGTCGGAATGGTCATGATTAGCCTTCTCGTCCTCAGAAAGCCCGAAGGCTTTCATCTTTTCAAAGGCATCAATCACTTCATCACAGAAGGTTTCATCATAGATGTCTTCATATAAGTTAATAAACTGCATGTAATGCTTGCATCCTGTCTGTTTCCTCTTGTGACGGCTCTTCTTCTACAGGGCTAAGCATCCATTCAGGCGCTTGAGGTAGAGTTGGGAACCGAGTAGGAACATAAATTGTTGGGAAGTCTCGTAAGGATTGACGGTAGGTTAAGAGAGAGTCGTAGTCTTCATCTGTTAAGTTGTTACGCTCAAGATGTTTAGTAACTAGCCAATCACTTTGACCTAGCCAGAAGTCACGTTGCTCACGTACCTGTTCGATAGTTTGTATCGGAGGTAGCCAGCCCTGCACTTCGTCATATCTGTGATGTAAGGCAGCGTGTTCGCCATCTTTCTTCCAGTTACTAGGAGGAGTTACACCTTCTTCTAAGCTGAACATACCGTGTACGGCATAGCCTTTCTCATCGACTTCATAATAAAAGTCCATACGTTACTCCTTATATGCCGTGATAATTACACGCCCAGCTGCGCCTTTACCACCGTTAGATTGTGAATAGGAATTGCCGCCATAAGAGCCACCAGCTCCACCACCACCAGCACCAAACTCGCTAGCATTTTGTGTCTGACCTAAGTTAGCTCTACGGGCTGTACCTCCAGCACCGAAGCCAGCTGCACCTGTGCCGCCGCTTGCTGAGTTATTGGAGTTGCCTGTTTGACCATCACCCCCTGCTGCTCCACCGCCAGAACCACCACAGTTACCGTTACCACGGTCACCGCCTCTGCCGCCAGATGTAGTCCCAGAAGCTGAGCCTCCGCTACCACCGTTAGGGCGATTAGCATAAGAGTAGCCATTACCTGTATAAGTAGATTGTCCACCACCACAGGTCACTGTTGACCCACCCACAGTGACAGTTGTACTACCGCCGTGGTTAGAGTTCATGCCAGAGTTGTTAGTACCGTAGTTCCCTTGGTTACCACCGTTACCTACGCTGAACGTGATGACTTCACCTACGGATACCGAATAGGTTTCATCTACAATACCTGAACCCGCACCGCCACCAGCAGCACCTGTTGAGTGACTCCAATAGCCTCCACCTAAACCACCACCGCCACCAGCACACGCTGAGATTTTCACCTTGTTATAAGGCGCGGCTACTGTATAGGAACCTGATGCGTTGAATGTCTGAGGAGGAGAAGGTGGAACGTAAGCGGCTGTCTGTGTGGAGCCGTCGCTAAATGTCACACCCTGTTGAGCAACCACGTTGCCGTTGGCAATGATGCTGCTCATTGATTTTATATCACCACCCGCTAAGATACCTTCTTCCGAAGCCAGTGAATATAAGTCTAAAGATACTAACTCATTTCCGTGAACCGCATACCCTGACTTACTATTCTCTACTACTGGGGTTACTACTGTATGCCCACTCCACCCGCTTACAGCCGCTGGCTCAAATACTTGGACTTTATAATTTGAAGAGGTATTCACATAGACTTGCAGGAGTTTCCAGCCATATGTGTTATCGGCTGTTTCATATAACACCCTAGCTCCAGTGATGCGGTTGCCATGTCCTCCACAGGTTATGACTGTAAAGTTAGAATCTGCATAACTACGTATCCATTCAATTCTAATATAGGCGTGGTCACCGCTATCACTGTCAGAAACTATTACCTCACCACGGTGCCGACTACTGTGTGATTTTGCAACAGTTATCCAACCACCACCTACAGTGGCGCTGGCAGCTCCTATCTCTCTTATGAACTTACTAGCGTGATGTCCGTCAACGGTATCAGCATCTAATCCTGAACCAGAGCCGTCCACTGCTTTAATCTTAGACAAGACCTGTGCAGATGTGTCAGGAGAGCCTGAAGGACCTGTGTTACCCGTAGGGCCTTGTGTACCAGCCGCACCTGTATTACCTGTTAATCCAGTTGGGCCTGAAGGACCTTGTGAACCCGTACTACCTGTCGGACCAGTATCACCTTCAGGACCCGTAGGACCTTGACTACCTGTACTGCCTTGACTGCCCGTTAAACCAGTGTCGCCTTGTGGACCTGTAGAACCTGTAGGGCCTTGAGCACCGTCACTACCGCTTGCGCCTGCTACACCTTGAGGACCCGTGTTACCAGTATCGCCTTGAGGACCTTGTGGACCTGTGCTGCCTGTAGCGCCTGTAGGACCAGTGTTACCCACAGGGCCTTGAGGACCTGTAGCGCCTGTATCACCGTCTGCACCTGTCGAGCCAGTTGAACCCGTAGGACCTGTGTTGCCTACAGGACCTTGAGGTCCAGTGTTACCTGTGTCGCCATCAGCACCTGTAGCTCCTGTTGAGCCTGTCGGACCAGTGTTGCCTACAGGGCCTTGTGGACCCGTATCACCTTGAGAACCTTGAGGTCCTACTGCACCTGTTGTACCTTGAGAACCTTGAGGTCCAGTGTTACCCATTGCGCCTGTTGTGCCTGTGTCGCCTTTCTCAGCGATGAGTTGCCACACGGTAGGTTGTGCCGATGGTACTGTACCAGCAGCAGAATTTTGAATAGCAGCGTAAGTGCTGCCGTTGTACTTAACAGCGTCGAAAGTTTCATACGCTGTTGTGGAAGACCAGTTGCCTTTGAGGGCAAAGCGTATCTTACCTATATTTAAAGTGGGCATTAGATTGTTATCTCCAGTTCACCATTAGAATTTATATTGAAGTCTTGGTCATTTGCGCTTCCGTAGTAATCTACCGATAGCATTCCCGTTACGGGGTCCATGCTGAAACGTCCAAAGGCTAGACCTAAAGAAGTGGGGCCTTGTGGACCTTCACTACCTACCGACCCTTGAGGACCTAAAGGACCTTGGTCACCATCAGGTCCTTTATTACCGAGGTCACCTTGAATACCTTGTGGACCGATTGGGCCTACAGGACCTGTAAATCCGATAGGGCCTTGAGGTCCAGTGGGACCAAGCGGACCATCGTTGCCTGTGGGACCTTGCGAACCTGTGTCTCCTGTACTGCCTTTGACACCTGTAGAACCTGTCGGACCTACTGGTCCAGCATCACCTTCGGGACCTTGGGAACCAGTGTCACCTGTTGGGCCTTGAGTACCTGTACTGCCTGTTGGCCCCATAGGACCAGCATCACCTTCAGGGCCTTGTGCGCCTGTGCTACCTGTGAATCCAATAGGGCCTTGGTCGCCAATGACGCCTTGGATACCTTGAGGACCTACGGGACCTGTCTCACCTGTGACACCCTGAATGCCTGTAACACCTTGGTCGCCTGTGAGTCCTGTATTGCCTAACTCACCTTGAGGACCGCGAGGACCTTCGGGGCCTATGACACCTTGAGGACCATCAGGACCTTGGGGGCCAGTTGAACCAGCGGGGCCTGTGCTACCTACAGGACCTTGAGGACCTTCGGATAAGCTAAAGGTTAGCTCACCTGTGTTGACATCGTAGTTAACCGAACCTGTGGAACCGTAAGGCAGCGCAGTCATGTGAGTAGTTAAGCCATAGAGTTCGTCACGGATTTGTGTAACGTCTGAGGTTTTAATGATTACTTCTGTATGCTTGGTTACTATGTCCGTATGCCGTGTTTCAGAATCAGCACGAACACCGTCAGCATAAGCTTTAGTTACCGCGTCATTATCAGCAGTAGGATTAGGAAGATTAGTTAAGCGTTTACCTTCAGAATCGAAGACACCGCTGGCTGTTAATTTGATGGCATTGTCAGCCGTATCAAAGGCTTCTTGAGCTAAGTGGAATATTTGACCACTGTCAGCATCAAGAGCAGCTTCTGTCAGTACAGAGCCGTCTTGGAAATCAACCTCACGCTGGGTGCGGTTGGTGTTACGTCTTATGTCCACTACACTTCCGTTAGCTGGAGCGTTAGTAAACTCTATGCGGCTTGAGTCAAGCCATGTGAATGGACTAGCTACGCCATCAACTACGACCTGTACGTTATCTTGAGATAGGTACAGAAAAGTCACGTTGAAGACTTTGTTAGTCCCATCCCCTGTGTATTGAACAAAGGATAAAGCCATAATTGCCTCTATGTATTAGATAAAAGAAACCCCTCAATCGAGGGGCTTATAGTGGGTGTTAGTGAGCGCGCTTCACTTCTAACTTCCGTTGTTGCAGGTCGTTGTACCTGTTGTGGAAAGCGGGTGATTCATCCATCAGCCTTCGCTTAGCTTTCTGTCGGAACTTCTTTATGACTTTAGCTAGGCGCGCAACATGGGGAGAGTTCACATCAAGGTACGGGGACTTAGGTTTAGACTGATAAGACGCGGAGTTGATGGTTTCATAAAGAGCTTCTTCAAGCGTCTTGCCACCAATCCTTGTCTCACCAATGAACCTGTTGTACTTCGCGTACACAGACTCAGATTCACCAGCATCATAGACATCACGGTAATCATCACGTCCTGCGCTCAGATTACGCGGCGGTTCCCCTAATAGTCCTTCCTTATCCTGTACTACTCGCAGGTCAAAGATTTCCTGCATGACTGACTTAGCCATGCGAGATGTGTCAGACCGTGCATCAGGAGTCTTGAACAAGTTCCAGCCATCGTTAGGTTTCAGTAATGGTTGTCCAGTAACATCGTACTGTGCTCCCATTTCCTGTGACCATCCCCATAGCTTACGCTGTACCTTCTCCATCAAGTCTGTAGCTTCACGGACATTAGGGTCACGGTTCAATTGGCCGATTGCGTTAGGAACGAATGAAGTAACCACTCCATGTGCTATCGATACAGTCTTATTATCCTCACCTGTAAGCGCCTTCATCCAATCACTGACTGACTGAAAGTATGCCTTGTTGAGGATACTGTGGGTGATAGACATTTGAACAGCTTCCATAATGTGAGCCATTCCCTTGTGGTACTTCTCAGGGTTCATCTTCCAGATATACTGAGCATTTGCTACAGAACCCATGATGGTAGAGAAGGGTTCAATCTTCTCGTAAGGAACCCACGTATCACCAATCTTCACAGAGTAAGGCTTATTGCCAGCCTGTTCCCAAGCCTTACGCATTCGATAATCAGATGGGCCACCACCTGTCATCTCACCTTGCTCAGCTTTCATCCATAGATAACCCATTGCCATTGCCCCTACCTTCTTACGGGCGCGGAGTTTGGCAATCTGAACCTTATCACCAGAGCGAAGGATTGCGCCTTGCTTCTGTGACAGGTGCTTCATGGCTATTTCAGGGATTGGGACATACTGCATTGCGTAAGATATAGAGTTCACAGGGGCACGTCTAAACGGTAAGACTAATGCACCAGCACCCCAGCCTAGACGGGCGATGCCGTTCACAGCTGAACCGATAGGGCCAACAAGTTCCTCGGTGAATGTCTCCATTCTTATCTCGGCCTTGATAGCTTCATCGGTAACTGCACCGTGCTTATCAAACTTCTTAGCAATCTCATCTTTGATGAACTTCTTGTACTCAGCACTGCCAACAGTGAATGATGTCTTACCAGCCTCTTTGGCATTCAGTTCAAGCCTCTTCGCCGCAACAACAGCATCAGCAAACGCAAGTGAATGCGCCCGTGTGAATTTGTGCTGCTCATCAAGCGCCATCAAGATGGTATGGGCATAGCCAGTGATTTGCTCATAGGCAATCCGCTTCTTTGACTTGTACTTATTACCTACCTGCCCTGCACTGGATTCCAAGTGAGTCACGTTAGGGTCAGTGATGTGGATGCCCATCTTCACCGCCTTCATGGCTTCCTTCCATCCTTGCTTGTAGAACTGATAGTTACCAGCGTACTGAGCCAAAGCACGGGTGCGCGCTAGCTTATCTTCAACCTGTGATTTACGCCCTGCTTTTGTTAGTCCAAGGTTCATACGACTTGCGTATTCAAGAGCAGGCTCCCATATCATATGGAAGTGGTTAGACACAGCAGCAAGCGTAGTGGTTGATAGTCCACCAAGCATAGAGCCAGCACGTATACGGTTGACCTCTGCAATTATCTTGGCAATCTTAGGAACCTCAAGCTGCTTACGCACATCTTTAGGACTCTTAATCTTACCACTCTCGATACCATCGATGATTTGCTTGACTAGCTTATCAATCACATAAGGGCCGTTGCCGTTAGCGATTGCATCCATAGCGTTCTTGTCAAAGGCAGGGAGGATTGTCTCAGCTTCAGCCTCTAAGATAGCTGCTTCAGTGGACGCATCATCAATTGACTTACCGTCAATCTTTCCGCGAATCAATGAATCATCAGAGATAGCCATTGCTCTACGTGAGCCGAGGACTCTAGATTGCTCAGCTGATTGCTTGAGGGTTAAAGGTGTGAGTTGGTTTATCATCTCAGTCACTTTGATTAACTCAGCCATCTCTAGCTTGTTCAAGTTAACATCACGATGCTTGTACGCCAGCCGCTTGAGTTCTTCAAATGTCCACACATGCAGGTCGCGTGTTGCTTTGATACGTGCAGTGATTTTCTGCAGCTGTGCTACATCCCCATCTAACAGCTTCACGATTGAGTCGAAATCAGCGCCTGTCTTCTCCGCTAATTCCTTAGCAGCAGCATGGCCTTCTTCAGTGACTTCTTCGAGAGTTCTGACAGTCCGTGGGTTCTCTGCGAGGTGATGTTCAGCACGTTCAATGACGAGGTTCTTAACATCCTGCGCTGTATCCATACGGTTCACGTTATAAGGCATATCCTTAGGACTGCTCTCTTCGTACACCTTAGTAGAGGGCTTAGGGTCATTAGCTTTGGATTCACCTTCAGGACGGCGAGGCTTCTTGGTAGGTTCAAATGTAGCGTTAACTACAAGGTCGCCATCAATATCAGCATCACGCGCCTTGGCAGATGCTTTAAGCTTGCCTTTGATTTCCTTGCCCATCTCAGTCAGTTCATCTACAGTCTTGTTTGGGAACACCCCACGTAAGAACCGCATGTAATCATCATGAGCTTTGGAACCACTACCTGCTACTATATAGAGCGCCTTATCAACGTCACTCTCAAACTTAACCTTGAATTTAAGTTGACCATAGCCATAACGAGGCTTAGCACCAGCTAGACCTTTAGGCATGACGGTCGTTGGAGGCAGTTCCTCTACAGGAACAATCTCTGAATCAACTTGACCATTAGCTTCAACATAGGCCACCTCATCAGAGTAGGCTTCGTCAACGTCATTACCTAACATAGCGAAGTCATCGTTAGTGAATTCATCACCAAGTTCAGCTTCCATCTCAGCTAGCCAATCCTCTTCGTTGCCTTCATCAAGCATGTCAACTGCTTCATCCCCTTGCTCAAGGACTTCATCAACCGCTTCGTCAACCTCTTCAATAGCTTCGTCAGTTACATCATCAGCCACTTCAATAGCTTCATCAGCCACTTCATCAGTCTCACCAACAACTTCATCAGCTATTTCATCAGTATTCCGTGAAGCCTTCTTAGCAGCACCACGGGCCAGTAATGCAGTGAGTCCACCAATTAATGTGAAGCCACCTGCTGCACCTGCTGCACCGTACATTGCTGTCTCAACGAGGTCATACTCGTCTTGCTGACCTGTCTCAACTTTAATCTTCTGCTGCAGTAGATTGTCTGTGGCCATGTAGCCACCTACCTCTATAGCACCAACAGTGCCTGCACCTTTAGCAGTCTTAAGTAGTCCCATCACCGTGGCATGTGCTGCAGGTTTAAGGGCTACTTTGGACAATGAGCTGAGTAGAAAGCCTAGACCAAAGTAAGTCGTAGGGTCAGTCGCTAAGCCTTTAGACGCTCGCTTAACTGTGGCCCAAGATACAGGGAGTTCTTCGTACTGAGCCATAAGCCGTACTAGAGCTACCTGCTCCTCTTCAGACCAATCACCTACTTCAAAGGCTAAGCTTCCTGTCTTCACCATGTTCCAACGGGTGGTTCCTAACCAATCAAGAGTCTCAGCAGTGAAGTCACCGTCTGTCAGGGAATCCCGATAGGCTTGCTGGTATGCAGGGTCAGCCTCTTTCTCAGCGTCCAAGGTTGCTTTGATATCTTCCAGACTTTGGTCAGGTAGACCCATCGCCATGTTCACTGCAATCTGATGCCCTTGAGTAGCTGAGTCTTTCTCAGGTGCTGAGATGATGCGTGAAGCAAGTGTCCGTGAATCAGCAATTGATTGTGCGTCAGCATGGAATTGGACTTCTGTGTACTCTTTCTTAGGGGGAAGGCCAGCCAGACCACGGCTGTATGGATTAGTCTCCACCGTAGGTACATCACTATTGGAGTCATCAACAGGGGCAGGCTTCACACCTGCCTCCGTGTTCAAACTCTTAGACCACGGTGAAGTATAAGCAGGCTGTTCAACCTCTTCTTTCAGTGGTACTTGTTCATTCATTATTTAACCTCGCTGAGACGTAGATTCTTGTACATCTCCATCGTTGGTAGTTCCACGCCATACTCTTCGTAATACGTTGAGAATGCCCCAGCGCCATAAACGATATCGAACTGTTCAGCCCAAGTGCGTCCGATAGAATCAGTATCACCTTGTGCTGTCTCAGCTGTGATAACACCTGCTGGGTTGTTCAGTATTCGCTTCTTAAAAGAAGGCATGATGTCTGATTCAATTACGTCTGCGCTTAAGTTACCTGTAAGGCTGCTAAGGTTAGACAAACCTACATTGTTGAAGCCTAGGACTTGAAGCTTCCCATCGTCAACAGAATCACGGTTGGTTGATTTATATAATTCAGCTGTAAGACTGTCACGATATTCCGTAAGACCTCCACGGTCAGCTTCAATCTCAGCTATTTGAGAGGCAAAGTTACCGCGCATCTTCTGCTCAACGGAGGTTGCCATAGCCTCTAATTGACCTGATGTTGGCTTGGATACACCTTCAACTTCGTAGTGAGCTTCAATTAACTTATGCATCTCACCATCCCATTGCTTCACTAGCTCAGCTTTACGGGCCTTGCCTGTGGTGTCCCACTCATCTTCCATCTCAACAAGACCTGCAACAAACAAGTTACGCGGCGCTGTAGATAAGGTTGATTGAATAAGGGGAGCAGCACGTTCAACACCTTGGATTAGCTTTTGGACTTCAGCCAAGCGTGAACTATGGAGTTCCTCATCGGCAATCATTGTCAGCAATTGTTCATACTGCATCACACCGTTAGGGTTGTAACGGTTGTTGTTGATAAGGGTTGTGAGCGCATTGAAGCTCTCTTCTTGAGCAGTTGATTCTTTACGTCCAGACATATCAGCGAATGCATTGATAGTTGCTAGCATCTTCTCAGGGCTAACTCCTTTCTCTGCCATTCCTTCAATGTATTCAGGAGAGAACTCAGCTTGTCCACCAGCTTCAGTCAGGTCAGAAATGAGTGTTGTCATCGCTCCTGTCTTGGCCATATCTGCAGCTTCTTTAGCCTTCTGCTTCTGGACAGCTTTATCAGCTGCAGCACGTCTTTCTGTGTATTCCTCAACAGCTGTTAATGCTTCCCAAGCTTCGGGACGTACACCGCCATTCTTGCCACGGGAATACTGCACCTGTTTAGCTAGTTCTAGGTAAGACAAAGCCACCTCAGGAGGCGCGCCTTTAGCCATGCTCAAGAGTGAATCAAAGATAATCTTATTACCTTCACCTTTCTTGATAGGAGTGGTGGCTTCAAACTCAACTGCTAGGCCGTCTAGATGGTCAATGCGTCCATAGAAGCTGAGGGGTTCCTCACGACCTGCAACATTCACAACGCTCTGATGCACGATGGAATCAACACGCATGGACATATGAGACATTGTCTCTTCTAATGCTCGGCCATCAAGGAAGGATGGATGTGCAGCCAAGATTTGATTCTTGGTCATCTGGAGGGTTTCAGCAGCACCAGCCATTAAGAATTGGTTACCACCTAAGGCTTCCATTGCAGGCGCAAATTGCTCCTGTAGCCAGCTGTCTAAATCACCCCCATTATCCATCGCACCTAGCTTGAACTCTTCGTAGTTCGCTAGGACTTGAGGTGCTAGTTCCATAGCGTACTGCTTACCACGATGTTCATAGCGTGTTGCCATGTAGGCAGGTGAGGTGCTGTGCCATGATGTGCGGTCATGTACATCTTTGATATCACCTGTAAGTGATTCAGCAACAGCATCCACTTCTGCCTGTCGTACATCACGCTCAGTGTTTGTCTTCTGAATGCTCTGAGTCAACCGACTGATAGCCGCTTGGTTTCTCTCAAATTCAGGACGCACATAAGTATCCATTGCACGGGCAGTTGGTTTCAGTGCTGTTACTTGTAGTTCACGTAGTCCCATTATTTCTTCACTCCCTTGTTAGCAGCGTCATGTTTGTTGTAGATGTCATACAACTCAAGACCTACTGGGATAAGACTTGGGCCTTCACGCATACGACCATGAGATTGAGTCTGATAACCCTGCATCTCATATTGCTTCTGCTGTACATCCATCGAATAGTTCTGCTCGATGTTGTGTTTGTTACGTGCTTCAGTTGCATGTTGGTTACGCACTAAGCGTCCTACTAATGAGCCACCGAAGTTCTCTGCACCTGCATAGGCCATTGCTTGGTTCTGTTTAGCCACAAGCGTGTCTTGGAATAGCTGGTCAGTCATTGAAGCATGTGTCTGTAACTTAGCTAACTGAGTCTGCTTCACCTTCTGGAAGTAGTCCTCACGCGCTCGTTTGTTCTGCTCTTGGGTCTGCCGCTCTTTCTCACCATGAGACATGATTGCTCCGAATACTTGAATCGGGTCACACATTTTCATTCACCTTTACGAATTCATAGAATGGTGCTTTACCTACCCCGTATTCAGGGTCAAGGTAAATCATTTGGAAGCCAATCCACTTAAGCCAACGGATGGCTTTGTGGTTATCAGCGTGTACATAATTCACAAGGACTTGATAGTCCTGTGAGATGGTTGCCAGCCAATCCTTGCATTCACGCTTGAACTGGGTTGCATGTTTGTAGATGCCCGTACTGCCTAGCATCCACGGGACTCCAATGAAATCTTGGTATGTGTCTACAACACCGAACATTGCAAAGGGAATATCATCCTCATCAACAGCCACATAGGCTGTATCAGAGGCATTCATGGATAGGGTCAGGGCCGTGATTGGCCCATAACCACAGGAGAGTTTTAGCTCTTCCTTATCTGCCTGACGCAAGCGTGGGCCTAACGTATTACAGTCGTTCACTGTTGCTGGCCTAACGCGAGCTACCATTTAGATTCTCCTAGAACGGGTGGTGTAGAAAGCTGTCCATTCTGCTGATTGGAAAGCTGATGGGTGATGGGAGTCATTACTCACTGTCACCGTTAAGCGGTCATTCTTAGACTGCACTGGGAACTCAAACACCCCTGATGCGGTACTCACTTCTCCTAACGTCAGCAAGCCTAAAGGCAGGCCAGTGTAGCTGTAGGTATGTGAACTTCCTTGGGATGATGTTTCGACAGTGAAATGGCCTGTGTCTTCATAGAGAAGCTTGAACTGACGCATCTGTAAGCGGCCTGAAGTATCAGTCAACTGACTTCCTCCCAAACCTTGTGTACGTTTGTACTGAGTTGAGAAGGTGTACGCCATCGTGTACGGGTATCCCGCATACTGGAAGCCATCAACAGTGACAAGCTCTTGGCCTGACAATGGTGAGTTGGCTGATTGAAGACCATCCAAGTAAACCATTGAACCACTAGGTGTGAATTCAGGAGCTTCTTGAAGTTGCATCTTCTCAAGTGTTACACGGTTGCCGCGCTTCATTATCCAGAATGCTGTGGATTCAATCGTGCCTACATTGAGTATCTTGTCACAATTAGGGAATTCCCATTTGGACCATGACACCTGTAATGCTTGACTGTCCTTACGCAGGTACTTGTAAACGTAACAGGTAGGCGTATCAAACGTACCATCTGTTAACACAAACAAGATGTCTTCGTTGGTATTGGACACCAGCGATGTGGCTTTACCTTTTATATAACGAGGGACATTGAGGGTCGCATCAATAGCGATATTGCTTGAAGTGTCTGCCTGTACGAAGAACTCACGCACACCTGCGTAACCTTCACGGTTAGTGGCGAAGTAAACATACTCGCCAGCACCAACTGGCTCTGCTTGTAAACTAGATTCATATTCAGTTGTCTGATTTATGGACACAGTTTCAGGAGTCAGTGAGTCACCCGCATTCAACATGAACTGGGTTTGGTCAGAGAACAGTAACAATGTCTCGTTAAAGGGAATCGCATGGCGAAGGATAGACACCTTGGTATGACTTACAGCCACATCTATAGGGTCAGTCGCTAAGATAGTCGTGACAGTCTCAGGGTAGAATGAGAAGTAACTCCCTGAACGACTGAAGATAACATTCTCATCTGCAATCACGCCTAAGCGGTTGCGGTGGAAGAACACATCATTCAGCTTACGGCCAATGAAGCTAGGTTCAGGCGCTGAATCCACATCACCTACTGAACGGTCATCCCATTCATTAGGTTCAAACGTGAATGTGCCATCAGCCTCACGGGTAAGAGTCCACGGCATAGTGGCATCATCAATAGTGGTATCAGCACCATCGCCTAGGGTTTCTTTCCAGATGCCTACAGCGTCATCACTCTCTTCATATTCAACGTAATAGTTATCACTGTCAGAAGCTTTCTCACCTATGATTTCAATCTTGAAACCTGTGAATGCTCTGCGTGGTAAGTCAGAGAACTTTTGGATAGAGCCTTTAGCTGCAATCAAAGCTGAGTTACCGAAAGAATCTTCAGTTCTTAAAGTGAAATCAAAGCCATCTGTCCGTTGAATGCGGATAGCATTGCCTTTAAGCGTGAGCGTGTAGACGTTGCCACAGTTAGCAGAGAGTTGGTTGCCCAGTTCTTGTGCGATGTAGTTAGTTTTAAGCTCACTCTTGATATCTTCTGCAGTTGTGAAGCTTGCCTTTTCTACGTCATCAATGAAGACCTTATAGTCTGTCGAGTAGTTACCCTGCTTAACATGGACGATACCTTCAGGATAAGGAGCTGTGGTTGTGCTTGGTAATACTGCAGTGGTGATTGTCTTGTTCAACACAAACGTGTGGTCAGCAATAGTCACTGCTTTAAAGTCTACCAAGGGGTTACCTGTGGATAGATAGGAATAACCAGCAGGTGTATTCACAGTGAACTCAGTGCCTGCAAAGTCAAACACACGCAAAGCTGTGTTAGTGGCAAGGACTAAGTACCGTTCATTAATATCACGGTTGATAGTGTGGATGAAGTATTCATCACTGGAGCCAGCATTAGTAATCAGGTCAGCCATGTGTTCAGTAGGTGGGCGCTTACGCAAACCACTGATGATTGAACTAAAAGCATTTACTTGCTCTTCACCTTGAGAAAGCAGGCGTACACTTGGAGATTGCTGGGATACACCGTTAGCTAAGTTAGGTATTGAACTACTTACTAGGCCCATGTGTTACCTCATTAAGATTCGGCTTACGTCAGAGTTTCCTGTCAGAATGTTGTAATCTGCATTCTCTGATTCCATAAGGCGTAGTGTTGTTAGTGCTTGGTATTCATCTTCCCGATTCATGTTATGTAATGAGTCAGAGCTAAGTGTGCGGTCTTGGAACACACGGGATGAACGGAGAACAATGTAGCGCCTTGCAGCCTCTGGGATTTCCTCAAAGCTAAGTAAGAGGATGAGGTCACATTTAACCGCTTCATCGAAAATATATGTATGGTTGAGCCTGTCGTAGGCGCGAGAACCGCGTTGTACCAAGTCATGCTTGTGGGATACATTGCTTGAATCCACAGACATGATGTTAGTAGGCAGAGACAGCTCACCATTTTGGTTAGGTGTAAGCGGATAGTTGTATTCGTAATTGAAGAACCACCCTTGGCTTTGAACCTCACGGTTCACTGATTGCAAGACTGATAGAGCAGTGATGGCATCCACAGAAGTCATATTAACTAATGTGTTGACGGGTGCTTCACCAATCGTGTTCAGCATTGTGTTGACCGCTTCTAGTTCAGTCGTAGGTGCTAGTGACATACCGTGTCCTTTATATAGAGGATAAAAAAAAGGGAACCGAAGTTCCCTTGATGTATGCTTACGAAGTCTTAAGTTCGATAGCAGCTTCTGGACGTAGAACGCCACTGCCCATTGCGTACTTAGCAACGAACAAAGTGCCTTGACGGCGAATGTCATACTCAGACTCAAGAGCCAAGTCCAACAACTTCACAGTACCAATAGCAGACTGATGGAATACCACAGCCTTAGTCTTGGTGAAGTCACCAGCATAAGTGTTGTTCTCACCAGCTACGGCAGTTTGAGTGCCAGTAGGTAAGTGGTTAGACATCACGATAGCAATACCTGCTACACGGATAACCTTAGCATCAGCGTATACACCAGCACCGCCCCAATCTTTGTTCATGATTGTGGTGTCTTGTGCTAGCTTGTAGTAGATAGCAGGAGATACAACAGCTACACGGCCATCAGCTGGGATGTCCTTGCCGTCCATCTCTTCAGCAGCTTCAAACAAAGCAGCGATGATGTTGGCAGTAGTAGTGTAGTTAGCCTTAGCGATTTGAGTACCAGACTTGCCAGTACCAGTGATAGTCTCAGAAGTACGAGCAGCGTTAACTACCATACGAAGAGCGTTCTTGTCGAAGGTGTTAGCCAACGCATTGCCTAACTCAGAAGTGTAAGTAGAACGAACATCGAAGTGGTTCTTAGCTTCATCGAGCGAGGCGATGAAGGCTGGTGCTACAAGCAGGTCATCAACAGCAATTACTTTCTCAGCATGCTTTACAGAACCGCCAGTGATTTCTTCACCAACAGAATGGTAAGCAGCAGATGCAGTACCCATTACTGGGAAGCTGGCAGATTTGCCGTTAGAGATAGTACGGACTTGGTGTAAGCCCATCATGATGTTCTTTTCTTCAAACTGGGTGATTACTTCACCAGCGAATAGCTTTAGGAATAGAGCATCAGTTGCGCCAGCGCCATTGCTTTGGCCTAGACGAGATACAGTTGCATTAGTCATTTTAAAATTTCCTTTAATGAGGATTGAAGTTTCAAGTTTTGTGTTGTGTTTCCTTGAGGCTTCAGCACTCAATAACCGCCCACAGCGTTACCCTCCGCAGAGGCGCAGTTTCTTTGTCATTAATAGCTTGGGGCTTTGGGGAAGGATGGCCCCCAGATGGGAGCCGTGTTTGTTACAGGATTGAGGAGTTAGCGAGTTTGTTCTGTACACTCTGACGGAAAGCGGAGTCCTTCGCATAACGAGGGTCACGCATTGCTTCTGTCAGTTGCGCTACACTATCAAAGCGACCACCTGCATTTGCAGCGGCAGTGTCACCACTAATCAACTTAGGGTCACTACCGTTGGCAGCTGTGTAACGCGCTTTCAGACCATGCACGGACATTTGAATCTGGTCTGTGTTGCCACTATTCATGGTCGTGTTATAAGCTTCTACTTCACCAGCGTTCAGGTTCGTACTTGCCCATTCCATCATTGTGGTATAAGTCTCTTCACCACCTACACTATCGAACATCTTAGTCCGCATTGAGGTGGCTAGTTGTTCTTGACCAGCGATGTATGAGTCCACGACTTCACGGGGAATTCCTGACTTAGCCAGTGATTCATAGGTGTCATCAGTTAACCCTTGGTTTGCTTGATACTCTGTCTGCAGAGCATCGAAGTCTAATCCTGCATTCTCGACTGCATCTTCCACGTCTTTGGTAGGAATCTCTGTGTCAGTGGCCGCAGGTTCTTCTGCAGGCTTTCCACTGGACATCTTCTTCTCCAACTCGGTGTAAGACTTAGCCATGTCTTCAGGGGTCTTGAACTTTTCTGGTAACCATTCAGGCCGTTCATCCTTAGCGGAATCTAGGTTCTCCTGCTGGGGTTCTTGTTGGGCATTCTCCGCCTTAGCCACCATCGCATCTACATGCTCTTGTGTTTCAGGTTGTGGCTCTTGCCTAATCTCTACTGTGTCTACCATTACTGTTCTTCATTTCCTTGAGGTTGTGCCATCATCTGCTCTTTCACAGCGTCAAATGCTTGGGGAGCTAATTGTTGTCCCGTCTGCTGCATCATCTGTTGTTGAGCTTCTTGCTGAATTTCTTCGTCAGACTTAATAAGGCCTTTCATATCGATACCTAAAGATGTACCAACACGGGAGATATAGTCCCCGATGTTCATGTACTTCATAAGTGTCTCTGGGCCTAACTGACCAAGCTGTTCAAGCATGGCTGCTAGTTTGTTTAAATCATGTCCACGGCCAAGTGCTTCAAGACCAGTGGTGATTGTGGGTTGAACGATTCCTTTAGGCAGCGCAGGTACTTTTCTCTGCTTCTGCATCTGTAGGAGTAATCGATTTACTAGGGGTAGCTGGAATTCCTGTGACAAGATTGAGTAGATACCACCAAGGGCATCTTCAAGTTCACCTGCCATGTAGCGGATTTCTTCAGCTGTTACTCGTTCAGCATTTCGTTGCACAGAGGAATTCATTAAGAAGGCGAATGCTAATCGCTCCTTGATTTCCTGAGAGGTCTGATAGGCAATCTGGAAGTCGCCCTGCTTTTGAACTTGTAGTGTGGTTACATCATTAGCATCACCTTCACGGATTGCTCCGTTAGGGGCTTCTGCTAAGACACGCGCACGGGTTGTGCCGTTAGGACGTACTAAGAATAGAACCTTGGCTGCAGCAGCTGCGCCTTCAACAATGGCCTGTGTCAGAGTCTCTAATGACTTCAAGTCACCTAGATATTCTTCAACATAACCACGTCCCCATGATTCACCGTCAATGCGAGAGAGTCGTAAAGGTATCCAAGGAGTCTTCTCTAGGGGATATGTTCCCTCAGAGTCAGGGACAATCTGTCCTTTAAGCTCTTGGTTCACCTTCCATTCCTTTCCATCACGGATGATTCGGGTGTACAGTTCTACTGATTCATGCTCACCACCGTCTTCTTTGGCCCCATCAATGCCACAAAGGGCTTGGAGTTCTGGAGCTAGTGTCTCAGGTGAGATGTCTTCTTTGGTAATCATCTCTAACGCATTACCCATAGGGTCACGCTTGATGACATACCTGTCCATATGGAACACACGCATACCACCCTCTGTCTCTGGGAGATAGAGTAGTACATTACCAGCCACCAATAGATGCTTAAGAGCTTCAAAGGTCGCAATACGTACAGAGCTGGATTCAATCTCAGACATTACTGCACGTTCAATTGAGGACAACGCTTCTTCCACTTCTGCCCTAGCACCCTCTTGTTGGGTGAGTTCCTGTAACTTAAAGTCATCCACAGTTAAGCGGAAGAACGGTGAGTTAGGTGGGACTAAAGCTAGCAGTAATTTTGAAGCGAGGTTATTTACACCACGCGCACCGATACCTTGGAACGGTGTATCAAATTTGCTGCTAGAGTTATGTCCTGATTCAGGAATTAGAGATGGGAGAGTCAGCTTGCTGCATTCTCTCGCTCTCGTTAGGAAGGGATTCCGCTCTGTCTCCAACTTTTCATATCGTTGGCGAATAGAGGTCATAGTGTCCTACTTTGTTGGTATGTTAGTACCAGAAGATGAAGTGCCACCCACTTGACGCTCGATGCGTAGTGAACTTGTGCCTTTCTTCTTACGGTTGGATTGTCCACGCCTGCTATCTACATCACCATTCTGTCCAATCTTGGGGACTTCAGGTGCTAGGTCAGCTGGTGGTGGAGGAGGTGGGGGTGCTTTCGGGGTTGAACCAAAACACATATATCAATGCTCCATTTGTTCAGTTTCGTTCTGTTCGTCATAATGCATCCGAATCATACGGACTAGATGCACTGCGCCAGTACGGTGAAAGATTTCACGCTCACTGTCTTCAAGACGTGGGACGCAATCTGGGATTATCTCTTCAAGATACTCAATGAGTTCTTTAGGAATGTAGGGGAATACAATTTCGTTCATTTTTTAGCCCTTATGGTGCAACCATTGGTTGACTTTTCTCGAAGGCTTCAATCCACATTTTGCACTCTTTACTGCGTACAACATCCTCAATACCAAATTCGATTACAGGCACTGGGAGGTTGTATTTCTGAGAGAGGTCAATGATTGTGGCGAGGCCACTAGTGTGACGGACATCTGATTGTTTAATGTCTCCATTGATTACGATGCGGCAGTTCTCACCTATACGGGTTGTGAACATCTTCATCTCATCAGGTGTGGTGTTCTGTGCTTCATCCATAATCACGAATGCATCACTGAACGATGAGCCACGCATAGTTTCAAAGGGAGCAACGATGATTGCACCGCGTCTAACTGCGTTCTCATACGCCCCACCCATGTAGTTCTTAAGCACATCAACCACTGGAGCAGCCCATGGAGCCATCTTCTCTTC